CGGCCCTGGACAGTGCAGCCAGGCAGACCGAGACCCAGAGCGGGGCACGGCAGGACTCGGCCCACCGGGCCGGTGTGGAATCGAGGGTCAGTGGGAGCGTGCGGTGCGTGGCCATGTGCGCGTCCTTCTCTTGCAGGGTGGGTGGGATTTCTTGCAGGGGGTCCGTGAGCGTTACGTCATGAGGCGGGTACGGACAGGCCGTGGAACCCTTTGGGTACTCGCCTCCCAGGACTGCCCCCCGGACCTCCCCCCACGGACCCCATAGGGGTCGCCACAGCGCACGACTAAGGGCCGCGCCTCCGTGTGAGGCGCGGCTACGCTGCCCGCTGACGGCCACGTGGCCACGTGGTGCGTCGAGCGTCCGTCGTTCGGTTTGCGACGAGGCTTAGGCCGGTGCCGACCCGCTCCGTCCAAGAGCGTTTGGTGTGGTCGACCCATCCGAACCGATGAGTTGTGCAGCCTCTTCCGAGGCTGGGCGGTCACGTGCTTCCCTACACCGCCCGGCTATCTCCTATCTCCGTCGTGAATGGTTGAGTGCCCCGCCTGGCCATGACGCCAGGCGCCGCCTACGCGGACGGGGCGAGCCCTGTAAGGGTGTGGGGCACTCCGCACCCGCGTCTACTCGATCCGGGTGCGTCGTGCTCCCCACAGACCACCTGGCGGCGCTTCCTCGGCCGGTGCGTCAGGTAGGTGGTGAGGCCGCAATCAGGGCACGTGTAGGCGAACTGCTGGACGTACTGAATCTCAGCCACTGAGCCTCTTCCCCCAGTCCTGCATCTTGCCTTCGCGGTCGCGGCTGCGACCTGCCCAAAACCCGCCATTGGCGTCGGTAGCCACTGCGACTTGTTCGCAAAGGTCGAAGAGCGGGCAGCGGTCGCAAATGGACTTCAGGACGGCCAGCCGCGCGGCCTGCCGCCGTGAGCGACCGGGCACGGGCTCACCTATGAACCGGTCGTCGCCGTAACAGGCAGCGTGCTCGGGCGACGCCTCACTGAGGGCCAGGAGCAGCTCTTGCGCGGCGCTCACTGGCAGTCCTCGCACTCACACACGCCGTCATCGACCCAGGCCGGTGCATCGAGCCAACGACGGATGCCGCGAGCGCCGTAAAAGGCCAGGAGGGCCAGCACGAGGAGGCCCAGGAGTTGGTAGACCCAGATCATGGTTTGGCCCCCAGTCGGATGGCCTCGCACGTCATGACCGACCCGACGAGCGTCTGATACGCCTCCTTGCGCTTCTCGCGCAGGTTCTCCAGGTGGGCCTTGTTCTGGGAGCCCCAGGAGCCGTCCACGACCTCGACGCCGGACTTGAAGCGCCACAGCGCCCGGTCGGCAATGGTGTACGCCTCAGCGTGGATCGCGAGCCACACGTACGGGTCATCCGGCACCTGAACCTCAGGAGCCTCGGACGGGGTGCTCACGCGTGCACCTCGATCCACTGGAGGAGCGCCGCCACGGCACGGTCCCGGCGCCCTCCGGCTTTGCGCAGGCGTTCCTTCGCCACTTCGTGACGCTCGCTCGCAGTGACATACGAACGCTGGCGTCCACTGTTGAGGCCGTCCGGCCGACGCGACTTACGCAACCGGGCGCGCGCCTGCCGCACCTCCTCGCGGGCCTCTTGCTCGCGCTCGTTGGCCATGTTCCACGCGGTCCGCGCCACCAAGGCTTCGATAGCGAGCGTCGTCAGGACGTCCATGCGCTCACTCATCGGCTCTTGCCTGCCGGGTGGGCGTCCATGGACGCCTGAAGCGCTTGCTTGGCCGCGATCATGCGCAGCCAGGCCGTGCCGTTGGCTCGGTCGTTGGCGAAGTCGGAGATTGCGTATTGGAGCCGGAAGGCGGCTTCCTTGGACATGCGGACTACGAGAGTCACACCCATGTGATTCAGGTTCATGGGCATTACTTCTACAGGAACGTCAGTAGGGCGCGCCGCGCGACACGCCGACATTTTGAACATACGCGTTACTTCTTGCCCTAGTATCTGGGCATGACATCACCGTTCACGTTCATTGAGGCCGCGACCTCTGACGAGTACATCGGCGCGCGGATTGACCTGATCCGTCGGGCGAAGAGGCTAAAGCAGAGTGAACTTGCCCTGGCGGCCGGACTCAATCGCGTCAGCCTGAACCGCAAGATCAACGGCTCTCAGCCGTGGTCATTCGCGGAGGTGGTCCGAATCGCCAACGCCCTCGGCGTGTCCCTGATGGACATTACCGAGGGCGTTGAGCGGTTGGAGTACACCCCCTCGGACTCGAACCGAGAACCCGCTGATTATGTGCCAGTTGCCGCCTGGGCGCTGCGGTGCCCGAACTGCGGTGACGACGACTACTCGGGCGGCTGGTGCGCGAATTGCGACTACGGGCTGACCGACGTGGGCGTGGTGGTCGACCTGACCGCATGGCGGTCACTCCGGTCCGCCTCCTGAGCCCGACTCGCTAGTAACCGTGAATGGGACGAACGTCCAGGACATGACGACCTGGGCGAGCCTCACCGACCTGTACCTGACGCAGATGCGAGCGATCCGACGAGCGGAGGGGACCATCGGCCAGCACCGGCAGTACCTCGCGGTCCTCGCGCGCAGGCACCCCGACCCGCTCGCCGTGACCCTGACCGACCTGACCGCGATGTTGAGCAACCGGGCGTGGGGCGCGTCGGCCCGCCGTTCGGCCCGGATGGTCTGGCGCGGCTTCTACAAGTGGTGCCACGGCAACGGCCTCATGGACACGTGGATCGCGCAGTACCTGCCACCCATCACCATGCCCCAGCGCGTACCCCGCCCGGCCGACGAGTTGACGTGCGCCAGGGCGGTGCGCGACCCGGACGAGCGGATGCGCCTGATGGCGATGCTCGGCCGCTGGTGCGGTCTGCGGGCGGGCGAGATTGCCCAGGTGCACCGGCACGACTATGACGCGCACAACCGGGTCCTACTCGTCCACGGGAAGGGGTCGAAGGAACGCCTGGTGCCGGTCGAGCGGGACGAGCTGCACGACCTCCTGATGAGGGTCAAGGGATGGGCGTTCCCGTCGCAACGGTCGACCACCCACCTGACTGCGCACTACGTCTCGAAGTTGCTCAGCGAGGCGCTGGGCCAGTACACGGCGCACAACCTGCGCCACTCCTACGCAACGACTGCACTGGAAGGAACGAGTGATCTCATGGCCGTTCGGGACCTGCTGGGCCACGCCTCGGTGGCGACGACCCAGATTTACACACAGACGAGCGTCGCGCGCCTGCGCGCTGCCGCTCGGGCCGGCTCAGGGAGCGCCGCGTGAGCGCGCAGCGAGCGGTAAGCGGGCCTTACCGGCAAACGCGAGACCGGGGGACGGCCGAGACTGTGTCTGCCGCGCGTCGTTTTGTCCGCGCAGCGGGGCGACGTGCGGGAGACGGCGATGAGGTCGAGTTGGCCGACCTGCTGACCCTGCGGGCCGAGGTCGAGGCGGCTATCGAGGTCGCCGTCGTGGGCCAGCGCGAGCGCTTCTCGTGGGCGTACATCGGCCGTGGCCTCGGGGTCACGAAGAACGCCGCGATCATGCGCTACGGGAAGGTGGCTCGCGGTGAGTGACGACCTGGACGGACTGGGCATCCTGCGCGAGATCGTCAAGGCGCGTGCCGCCCTGGACGAGCGTGAGCGAGAGGCAGTCAAGCGGCTGCGCGAGCAGTCCTACGGCTACTACTACGGCGGCACTCCCTGGGAGAAGATCGCGGAGGCCCTGGGCATCAGTCGACAGGCCGCGATGAAGCGCCACGCGGATGCCCTCGCCGCGACGGGAGACCACCGGCATCACCGACGCTGGGACGCTGGACGGCCACGAGCTCAAACGTAACCGGACGGACGTAGACGCCGGCGTTTACGTAACCCCCGTTGCAACGGCGATCGCTGATGCAACGGGGGTTACGTCTGCTCGAGGTGGCCATGTCCTCAGTAGGGTGCTCGTCATGCGCACCCTGTTCGCCGCCTGCGCGGCTCTGCTTGTCCTGTCGGCCTGCTCGTCTGAGAGTGAGGAGCCGGCCCCGGCCCCGACCACCGAGTCCTCCAGCGAGGCGCCTGCCAGCGGTGGGGGTGAGGACGAGCTGCGCGCGGCGGTCACCGCCTACTCGGAGGCGTTCCTCAGCGGTGACGGCGCTACCGCCTACGGCTACTTCTCGTCGCGTTGCCAGGATCGTGTCCCGCTGAGTGACTTCGCTGCTGCTGTCGAGCAGGCGGGCGAGACCTACGGCCCCATGGCCATCGAGTCCCTGGACGTCACTCTCAACGGCACGCAGGCCCAGGCCACCTACACGTACTCGGACTCTGACCTGGATCAGACCAACGAGCCGTGGGTGGATGAGGACGGCTGGCGGGTGGACGACTGCTGACCCTGCACGACAGACGGCCCCCGCACGAGTGGCGTGCGGGGGCCGTTGCTTGTGTGGGGCCTACCGGTAGGCCTGCGGGTCGGGAGGTTCCACGGCGTTGTCGTCGGCCAGCGCGAGGAGGGGGGCGAGGAGGGCCGACCACAGGAGTCCCCGCGTGTCGTCCAGGAGGCCGTAGCCGCACAGGAGGACGATGACGGCCAGGCCGACGCGGTACAGGTAGCGGCGCACGCGGACGGTCAGGACTGAGGGCGTGAACCGTGCGGCGCGGTGGTCGCTCACTTGGCCGCCTCGGCCAGGAGGGCCTTAGCCAGGGCCTCGTAGTCGATGGGCTCTGCGGCTCCTGCGGGTCGCTTGGCCAGTTCCGCGACCTCGCCGCGCAACTTGTCCACCTTGCCCTCGATGGAGAACGAAGTGGCCAGGGACTGCTTGAGGCTGTCCCAGAGGTTCCGGCCGTCGATGCGGAAGTCGATGAGGTCCTTCAGGGTGAGCATGGTGGCTCCGTTCTGTGTGATACCCCAGGGGGCGGTGGAGTTGTACGCGGCGGCCGAGCGGCCGACGCTGAGGTGGAAGTGACCCTCGTGGGGGTTGGTGCCGGAGTACGGGCGCCAACCCTCGGCCAGGCGATCGGTCGAGATGATCCGGTTGTTGTAGATGAGATATGCACCCGAACCGAGCGCGGGATGCTTGCCGAGTTGAGACGCGAGGTAGTCCACGAGCGCCTGGGCGTTCCGGCCAACGGCCAGGTCGTTGTCAAAGTCGCGCGCCCGGACAACCCCCGCCCAGAGCGGGGGCCACCGAGAGGGGTTGTGGTCGCTCTTGGTTCCCGCGTGACGCTTGTCCCCGATCCACCCATCGGACCGCTTGTCGCGACCGGGGTGGGCCGCGTTGATCTCCTCCCCGAGCACGACCAGTGACGGGGCGAGCCAGTAGTCAGCCATCGCGACGAGCCTCCTGTAGGTGGGCGGCGAGGGTGGCGTCGAGCCGGTCGACGCGCGTGGCGAGTCGGCGGAAGTCCTCGCGCATTCCGCCCACGTCGCGGCGGGTGGCTCGTTGCTCGGATTCGATTCGTGCGAGCGAGGAGCGCGTCCCTGCCGCGAATCCGTTGCTTGTCGGCAGGCTCCGTGCGGCGGCGAGAGCGGCTTCAACGCCCGCATGAGCGGCGGCCTTGGCAACCTCGGCCACCTGCTTGTCCTGGCGGTCCAGTCGGTGCTTGAGCCAGATGCCGACGAGCCCGATCACAGCGACGATCACCGGGGTTCCGAGGGTGAAATAGTGACTCATGGCAGAAGATCCCACCCGACGTTGAAGTGACAGACTGCGTTGACCGGGCTGGCGCCGCCGCCATTGACGATGAACTTGACCGCGCCTCCGGTCTCCACGAGGAACACGACGAACTGGCCGTTGTCGAGATAGACGAGGTCGACCACGGTGGCGGGCGGTCGGTAGTCGGGTCCTCCGGGGAGGTTGAAGAGCGTCCGAAAGCCGCCACTGAGATGGTTCGTCGTCCTGCACTGGAAGTTGCCGCCGATGGCTACGCGGAGACCCTGGCGCGAGACGCGAGGTTGGCGCCCACCGGCCGGAAGCTGGTAGTTCGTCGTATCGACCAGAGCGAGGTTGGCGAATGCGTAGGTCTCCGTCGCACCGGGCGGGACTTCAGGATTGAAGTACCGATTCGCTACCGTCCCGGTCACTAGGTCCCCGTTGACGAAAGTCCTGGCCTTGGCCATGTCATTCCTTCCTTAGACCGAGATCGAGTTGCCACGAGGTGGACGTGATTCGGTGCGTGATTCGATTGATGCGCCTGCGAAACGGAGTCCCGTCGACAGCGGGAACCTTGACCAGGTCGTTGAGTTCGAGGACCGCGTATCCGTCAGGGTCGTCAGTCGCCTGGGCGGTGATGCCGTTGACGCCAAGTTGCGCGGTGGCCGACCAGGCGAGCAGTTCGCCGCCACGCCTCTCGACGGCGTCAGCGCGCCAGCCTCGAACGTCAAGCGATGTTTCGAGGGTGTGGGAGCGCGCGCCGTTGGTGGCGATGGACTCGTCGTCGTCCAGGGTGGTGGTCTCGTCGGCGGTATTGCCGGTGGTCTCGTCGCGGCCCAAGTTCGTAATATCCCAGGCGTTGACGACGTCGCGTGTCGAGCGGTTGAGGGCCACCCGCTGGCCGGTTCGCACGGGTGTGGCGTCCGTGAGGTCGAGACGTACGGTGGCGTCCAGAACGTCGCGCGCCTTGACTGGCCCCTGCCGCGTCGGCCACCAGACCGCACCCACGGAATCTGAGGCGATGGTGAGATGGTTGGCGACATTCGTCTCGCGGGCGATGTTCCGCAAGCGGTAGGCGCTGGACGGCCGGTACTCCTCGACCACCGTGTCTCGCCAGTTGATGGCCTGCCAGAACGTGTCACCACCCCGGGGCCCCGTCCAGGTCTCGGCCCAAGTCACGCGGATCACGTGGGAGGTGGCGGTCGCAGTGAAGACGTACTCCAGTTCGCGCTCGTCGGGAGCATCGGTGGGAAGCTCGTGAGCCTTGCCCCACCCCTTCCCCATGACACCGACCGCGACCGACCGGGGCGCCGACTGGGCCAGCGCCATGACGAACGACCCGACCAGGCGGTACGTCTTGCCGACGGTCAGACCGGTGATGGTGCGTTGGGCGCCGAGCGTGTACGCCGGAATGGTCCAGGTGCCCGACCCACCACCGGACTCGATCTCGATGCTGGTGTAGCGGCCGTACACATAGAGGCCGTTAATGCCCGGCACACCGATCGGCAGAAGGAACAGCGTGGCGGTAGCGACCCCGGGGGCCGGGAGACCGAATGCAGACCAGCCAGTGGGCTCAGGCCCCAGGGTGATCGTGGGAGGCTGTGAGGGCAGGTCCATCACCACGTTGGCGTTCTCGGTCACCCTGGCGACACGGTCGGCGTACGGTTCGGACCCAGCGAGGCTGGCCGCGCCGTACCTGATCGTGTTTGCCAGTGGGCCAACGGCATCCACGGCCTGGATCGTGACGAACGTTCCGCCCTTCGGGCTGGGGTCTACGTCGACGTCGCGGACCCAGCCAGCAAAGAGGGGCTGGCCGTTGTACGTCAGCCGTACGGCTACGTTGGTGCGCAGGTTGAAATCGTTCGCGTAGTCGCGAGTATCGGCCTTGTCGTACAGGGTCACGCTCATCGTGCCGACGGACGGCGCCGAGCGCAGAGGCCCGGCAGAGGCGTCGCGGGTGAAGTCGACCTTGGTGACGTCACCCGTGTAGGGCAGCCAAGTGACGGTGTCGGCGGTGATGGCGTCGCCGAGATGGGAGCGGCCCAGGATGAATCCGCCGGAGGCGCCCTCGATCTCAAAGGCGAACTTGGACAGGTCGGGTGCGGGTGCCATGTCAGCCTCCCAGCCGTTCGAGCTCGTCCAGAGAGTCCTTGATGACGCGGCCGGACTCGGCCGTGGGATGAAGCATCTGGGCGTTGACGGTGTAGTTCTTCACCACGGTGTAGCCGCGCACGGACTGGGCCAGAGCCTCGTCGGAGATCGACTCCCCCCGGAGCACGGCAGCGTTGATGCGGGGTGGCTTGACGGTCGTGTTGGCTATGTCATCGGTGAACCCGGCCAGGCTCTTCTTCGCAGCGCCGTAGCGGGACTCCAGGCCGGTGATGAACCCGTCGACCACGATCTCGCCCGCGCCCTTGAGGATGAGCTTGTCGCGGGCGGGCGGACCCTTCCACGAAGTCAGTTTGGACGTCAGGCCGCCCAGGCTGTCCTTGACCTTGTTGAATGCGCCTTCGAGGCCCTTCAGGAAGCCGTCGATGACCTGCTTGCCCGCGTCCTTCAGGAGGTTGCCCAGGTTGCCCAGGGCGGCCGTGATGCGACCAGGGATGCCTTGCACCCACGTGATCGCGGCGCCGAAGGCGTTGACGATGCCGTTGTAGAGGTCCCATCCCTTGGTGATGAGAAACGTGTAGTAGGCCACGATCTTGTCGACCACCCACTTGATGCCGTTCCAGACCATCTGCCAGTAGCCGATGATGAGGTTGACGTAGACCAGGAACGCGTCGACCAGGGCCTGGGTCGCGACCTTGATGGCCTCCCAGACGGTCGTGATGATCTGCTGGCCGATCTCGGTCTGGGTGAAGAACCACACGAGCCCGGCGACCAGGAGCGCCACGGCGGCGATGATGAGTCCGATGGGGTTGGCCGACAGGGCGACGTTGAGTGCCCACTGGGCGGCCGCTGCGGCCTTGCTCGCGGCGGACGTGGCGAGGGTCTGGACGGTGAGGGCCAGGAGTGCGACGCGGGTGCCGATGGACGCGGCGGTTGTTGCGCGCTGGGCGGCGGCCGTGATGGCCAGGACGCCGTTGTAGACGGCGGTCACGGCGGCAGCGACCTTCATGGCCGCGTTGACCACGAGGACGGTGGCGGCCAGGGCCGCGACTGCTGCGACGACGGCCGTGGTGGTGCCCTGGTGCTTGCTCATCCACTCCAGGACGGTGGCGAGCGTCTGCTGCAACTTCTGGTAGTACGGGAGGAGTTGCTGGCCGAGCTTGGCCGACAGGTTCTCGGTGGCGGCAGCGTTGATGCGGCTCTTGTTCGCCGCGCCGTCCGCGGTGCGGGCGAAGTCGCCCTGGGCCTTGGACGTCTGCGCCAGGATCTCCTCGGACGCCGCGAGGGCCTTCTGCTGCGGGGTCAGAGCCGTCTTGACGTTGTCGACCAGGCCCATGCTCAGCGCACGAGCGCGCAGGGTCGCATCGTCCAGCATCACGCCAAAGCGACGGATCGGCTCGGACTCGCCGCGCAGGGCCGCACCTATGGCCGTGATGGCCTCCTCCGGCGTGGAGTTGTTGAAGGAGGCCAGGTCGGACGCCAGGACGGTGAACTCCTTGGCGAAGTCGGCCGACTCCTGCCCGGCCAGACCCGCGTTCTGGGCAATCTGGCCGAAGGTGGACGTGGCGTCCAGCGCTGCCCGCTCGGACTGGCCCAGGGCCTGCTCGGCCTCCTTGGCGAACTTGCGGATATCGGCGGTCTGACCCTCGAAGATCTCCCCAGACTTGGCGGCCTCCTCGTTGAGGTCGGACGCCGCGTCCACAGCCTTCCCGGACGCCGCCGCAATCGCGGTGAGAGCGATGGTGGCCGGGATGGCCATGGACTGGAACTTGGCGCCGACCTTCTCGGCCGTGGTGGCCGTGTTCTCCAGACCCGCGACCGCGTTGGACGCGTTGGTCAGGATGCTGATGACGATGGGCTTGGCCACGGCAATCAACTCCCTACTTGCGTCGGTTCACGATTCGGATGAAGGCGTCCCGCTCTTCACGGGTCAGGTGCGGGTACTCACTGGGCTGGACGCCCGTGGCCAGGCAGAAACTGGCTAGGTCGTGAGCGCGGTGGCGGGCGTCATGGAGCCTTTTCCCGACGCGGTGTCCGGCTCATCGGGGTCGAACTCGTCGTCGTCGGGGAAGTACTCCTGGACCTCGGCCAGGGGCATTTCCATGACGGCCTGCCATGCGTCGCCGTCCTTCAGGCCCTCGCGGCGCTTCTCGATGAACACGAGGGAGCGCAGGAAGGACGTCTCGTCCTCCTTGGCGATCTTCAGCACCTTGGCGCCGAAGCGCTGGGCGATGGCGATCTCATCGAAGCCGGTCAGGCTCTGCATGACCTCTTCGGCTGTCTTGTCGGTGGCGCTCATCTGAGACCCTTTCTGGTGATTGCGGCGTCCAACTCGCTGTCGAGTCGGAGAGCGGCGGTCGGTTCGTACTCCTGCTCGCCGCGCTGCATGAACAGCGCTGGCGTGATGTTGCGCTTGTGCCAGCCGTAGTTGATGGGACCGGCGTAGGGGACGGCCGCCCTGCCTGCCCGGACGACGGCCTTGGACTGGGCGCGGTTGCCGCGTACGGACGCCGCGAGGCGGCCCGTCTTGCCGCGAGGTGCCCTGGCGGCGATCCGTTCGGCGGCCTCCGTGGCGATGGTGGCGAACGCGTTCTTGAGGTCATCGACCTCCAGGCCAAGGGCCTTGAGGTCCCGGACGAGTTGCCTCAGTCCCTCGACGCGTACGCCACCACCGGCCATGTCAGGACGTCACGCGCACGGGCTTGGCGGTGCACTCCCACTCGACCTCGAACGTGAACTTGGACGTGGTCGACGCGTTGGCCTCACCGCCCAGGAGGTCTCCGTCCGGCTCGGCCACCACGGCGTTGCCCACGAAGTGCGGCTGGGCCTCCGTCGGCGTCACGCTGCCGCCAGCGGGCATGAGAGTGAACGGGACCGTGTCGCCCACGCTGGTCCAGACCAGGTCCCACAGGGTGCCGGTCGCGGGGTCCTGCACGGCGGTCATCGCCAGCTTGTAGAGCCGGCCTCCGCCGTTGGCGGCGTCGGCGAACGACACGAAGTCGCTGTCGGCCGCGCTGCTGGTGATGCGGACGTTGGAGACCTGGGCAGTGAACGGCGTGCCGTCGATGTCCAGGGTCAGAAGGCGGGTGCCAAGTGCAACCATTGTTGTTATTCCTCTCGATGGCCATTGATGAAGGCGGCGAGCAGGACGCCCGCGCCGGGGAACTCGACGCGCTGGGGCACCACGGAGGTGACCACCAGTGCCTCCTGGACGGCCGGGACGACCTTGGCCAGCACGACGTCGTCCAGGTACTTCTCGGCGTCGGCCATGTCCTGCGGGAGTAGAACCACGACGTTCCACTTGCCGACCCCGCCGAAGGGATTCGGGTAGTCGACCCGCTCCAGGCGGATCTCGGCGCTTCCGGGAGTGGTGTCCTGGACGAAGTACGGGTGGGCGTGGATGCCGACGGCCGCGTTGGCCGCTGCGGCGAGCGCCTGGCGAACCTCGGCGCTCATCCGACGGGCAACTTGCGGTAGGGACGCTCCAGGCGCCGGACTTCGGGGTCGTTGGACCCGAGTCGCGTGGTTCCCAGTTCGGACGCTTGGACGCCCAGGGGAAGCGACCTCATGGCCAGGTTGCGGTGGGTGCGCCGCATGAGCGCCTCGCGCAGGTCGGCGGTGTACGGGTCAACCCGGCACACCGCCGCCTGCGCGGCCGTCTCGGCCGCCAGGGCGGACGTCACCTTGGTCGAGTCGGGCGAGGTGCCCTGCGCTGCCAGGTAGGTGATGACCTCGGCGGCGGTCGGGACGGTGGCGGCCATGTCAGCCAGCCGTGACGCTGTCGCCCGTGTCGGCCACGTACTCGCCGGGGACGTCGAGCACGTGCTGGACGCGCTGGCCGTCGCTGGCGATGCGCACGCGTACGCCGTCGGGACGCTCCACGATGACGTCGCTGTCGGACTGGATCTCCCAGACCTCTCCCATGCGGGCGTCGGCGGGGCGGACGTTGCCGAGCGCGTCGTACGCGCGGCCCTCGTTGGCGAAGTCGTCCTGGTCGCCCAGGTCGACCACCTCACCCAAGGGGGTGACTGCCTCGGCTTCCAGGTCCGGTGCCGGCTCGACGTCCGTCGGGTTACCTCCGCTCGAGGTGGTGTCGGTGCCGTCGAGTGCGATCTGGCCGTCCACCTGGGGGGTGGGCTCGGGGTCGGGCGTCTGCTCGACGCGGTTCTGGCGGCCCATCAGGCGTCGGCCGTGGTGTAGTCGAGCGGCTTGACGTCGCTGTCGCGGGTGATCGCCTCGGCGCCGTAGCCCCAGATGGCGATGTCGACCGACTTCACCTGGTAGTTGAAGTCGAACCGGCGCGGCGGGGACGCCCAGGCGTAGACGCTGGACGGGACGAAGTTGTACGACTTCGCGGCGTTGCCGGTGCCCAGCGCCCACGCCGCTCGGCCGCTCAGGCCCCCGATGGCGATGCGATCGAACGCGCCCGTGGTGGAGCCGTCGGTGTTGGTCGGTGCGTGAACGGGCAGGAGCGAGCGGCCCACGTCGTCCTGGGCATCGATCAGGGCCGGGAACAGCGACCCGTCGAGCGCCAGGCCGGTGAAGCGGTTTCCGCCGCGCACGAACTGAAGACCGGCCAGGTAGCGCTTGAACTGCGAGATCAGGGCCTTGCCGACCTCGCTCCCGAAGTTCTCCTCCACCGTGGTGATGGACGCGAGCTTGGCCGCGATACGCAGTTCGATGGCCTCGTAGTAGGCCGCCTGCATCTCGTTCCAGATGATGGTGTCGGACTGGGGCGATCCGCCCTGATCGAGCACCTCGCGGTTGACCTCGATCTTGCCCGACACGGCGCCGGGGTTGATGGTCTGGACCGTCGCGGCGAAGGCGCCGGGGGTGGGCTCGACGCCCTCGACGTGCGGGGCGACCAGGCCGGAGGCGCTGGCGAACTTCGGGACCGTGAACGGGGTGCGGTCGGTGATGTTGCCGGTGGTGACCATGTCCCACAGGGGGCGGTTGAACTGGAGGTTCGGCACGTACATGTCGGGCCGGTTCTGGGCCGGGTTCAGCGTGGCCGTGTTGCTGGTGGTGACGGCGAACGTCTCGTTGAAGAACTCGTCCAGGTGCTGGCGGGCGACCGCGTCCCCACCGAGCGCGGCGCGCATGTCTCCGGTCAGGGAGCGCTCGCCCGGGATGCCGTCGAAGCGGTACAGGGCGGGCTCGGTGACCTGCGTCTGGCTCGACGCGGCGGCGCTGATCTCCTCGGGCGTGGGCAGCGAGCCGAGCCCGGCGAAGCCGGCCTGGATCGCGTTCGTGATGGCCGAGAAGGTCGCCTCCTGGGTGCCGCCCTCGTCGCCGCCAGCGGCGGTCTGCTCGGCGGCCGCGTCGGCGCTCTCCTGGATCGCGAGGCCGGACAGCTCGGTGGCCTCGGCCTGGGTGAGCGTGTCCTTTCCGCGCAGCGCGGCCAGCCGCGCCTTCTGCTCGGCAGTCAACTTCATGTCGTGCTCTCCTTCGGTGGTGTGCGCGGCCGATGCGGCAACGGCGTGGACTCGTGCGTCGGTGAATGACGGAAGGGGGGTGAGGCTGATCTCCATGAGGGGCGCCTCGACGGCGTGGTTGACGCCGCCTCGGGTGTCGAAGCGGCCTCCCTGGCCCAGGCCGATGGATACGCCGTCCCAGACGCCGCCCTGGGCGGGGTCGGCCATGATGAGCGCTCGGTCGCCCTCGGGGCCGGGTGCGACCTTGGCCGCGAACATCAGACCCAGGGCGGTCTCGGTCAGTTCGAAGACGTAGCCGACGGCCTGGGCGAAGTCGTGGCCGACGAGGAGCTTGACGCGGCGCAGTTCGGCGGGCCACTTGATGACGCCCTGGCCGAACTGCCACAGGCGCCCGTTCGCGCGGCCGACCTGGCCGTAGGGGACGGCCAGACCGCGAATGATCCGGCGCTCGTGGTCGACGCTGAACTGGGCCTCGGTCGGGCTGTCGAACGTCAGCGGGGCCTCGCCAGAGAACGTGTATCGGCCCGCCTCAATCTGATGGGCCGTCAGCGGCTCGATGGCGGGAGCGGGCGGCGTGTTCTGCGCCTCGACCTCGCGGCGCTGGGCGGGGGTGAGCGGCGGTGCGTCGTCAATGTCGCGAATCTCGTCAGTGACGTAGCGGCCGATGCGCTTCCCGATTTCGAACGTCTCCATGCGGGTCTTGTCGTCGGAGCGCAGGAACGCCGAGAGGTTCTGCTTCACCTGGTAGTCGCGCGGCGTGACGTCGCCCATGGACAGGCGGTCCTCGAACGCCTGTCGGTACATGCCGAGGGTGAAGTCCAGGAACGCCTTGCGGCGGTCGAATTGATTGGCGTAGGTCCGTGAGGTCGTGCTGACGCCCAGTTCCTCGGGGTCGACCCCGGCCTCGCGGGCGATCTCCAGGACGGCGTGGTTACGTGCCTCGGCCATCTGCAACTTCTCGGGGTCCCAGCCAGCCAGGTTGTACTTCACGGCGGCTGGGACGTAGGCCGTGGAGCGGTCCTGGCGGGCGGCCTTCCAGTCGTCCAGGAACTTCTTCACCTCGTCGTCGTCGTCGAACGGGTCGACGCCCTCCTCGGGCGTGAAGTAGTCGACGGGCGGGGTGCCATCCACGTGGCGCGCGGCGGCCTGGTCGAGCATGAGGCATGTGCGGATCGCGCGGGCTCCGGCGACAAGGAGCGCGTCGGTCGGACTCATGAAGCGGATCAGCTCGCGGTTCGGAACGGCCTTGCCGTCCACGTAGACCACGCCACGGTCCTCGTCCACGGCCACGCGGCGCGGGTCCAGGCGCTTGACCTTGTACGGGTAGCCGCGCCACCCGAACTCCGTCACGCGCCACCAGGCGTCCGTCTCAAACAGCATGTCCTCGAACGTGCGCGTGAGGGTGACCGAGCGTGGCACGTCGCGTTCGGGCTGGTCCAGGACGGGCCACGGGACGGTCTGGCCGCTCGGGTCGATGACGTCGAGCGGGAGGGTGCCCAGGGTGCCTGCGATGAGGTCGCGGGCACGCTTGACGGCCGGGACGCTCATGGCTTCCTTGCGGGTGACGCGGGCCGTGCTGACGCCAGTGGTGACGTAGGACGTCAGGCCGAACACCTCGGCCGGAATGTCCTCGGGGGTGACGGCGAAGGAGGGGCCGGACTCGGCGTCGGTCAGTAGCGCATTGCTGCCCCCGCTGAGGATGTCTCGGATGATTCCCACGACGAGAACACTCCGGCCGGGAGTGCCCCCGCGTCGTCCGGGTTGGCACGAACTGCCAAGGCGGTTGCGCTCACGACGCGGTGATGATACGGCCCATCTTGGGGCGTGCGACGCGGGCCGCCTGTGCGGCCCACACGGCGGCCTTGACGGCGTCGGCGCGCTCGCGGGAGATGACGGTCATGCCCGACGCGGCCGCCTTGGTGCGCAGCGCGATGACCTGGCCGGACAGGTGCTCGCCGCCGTCGTGGGTCAGGACGGCCTCGCGCAGCAGTCCCTTGAGCGCCGCCACGGAGTCACCTACGGCCTTCTCGCCTGCCTCGACGCGCACACGAGCCAGGGACGGGTCGTCCACGAGCGACGACCCCACGGTGACCTTGCCTCGGTACTTCGTGGCGGCGAGCGCCTGCACGGCGGCCGCCACGGATGCGTGGTCGGTGACGCGAACCATGACCCGTGCGCCGAGCCGCCACGCCACGGCGAGCGAGACGCCGGCCGCGAACCACGATTCGATGGCGGCCGCCACAGGGGCAACGTCAGGAGTCTCGGCGCTCAGCGTCAGCCAGGTCTCCAGGTCGGTGACAGGGTCGCCCGCGACGACGGTGCGCTCGGTCAGTCGCCAGATGTTGAGGTACTGCGAGGCGAACCCGGCGAGCGGGTCCGGGTCGTCGGCCTGTGGGTCGGCCTGACCGGCTAGGGCCTTCTCGTACTTCGACGCGATGAGGCGTCGGCGGTGGTCGGACCAGTGCGGGGACGCGGCCCTCCACACCTCGGGGTCGCCAGGGTCGGACCCGGCCGGAGCGGCCCACACCATGAGGACCACGGCCGGGTCATCGTTCGCGAGGGCGGTCGCGATTTCGCCTCGCATGAGCGACGTCGCACGGCGGTGCGCGGTTGACGTGAGGTGAAGCTGCGGCCAGTGGCGCTCCAGCGTCGCGGGCTCCAGGCCCTCAGTGACGGTGTCGGGCTTGACGTTCCACCCCTCGTCCACGCCGCCGTAGTTGACGTCGTATCCGTAGACGCCGTCCTGGGAGCGCACGAGCCAGCGTGAGCCGGTGTCGGTCTCGATGGACTCCTTGCCGTTGGCTCGCGTGACTTCCCAGCCCTGCGCCTCGGACCAGCGCCAGGCGCCACGCTGAATCTCGCGGCAGATCGCCATGTCCGAGCCCGTGTGCATGACGAGTTGTGGCTCGACGTCGAACAGGCCGTCGGGGTCGGCCAGTCGCCAGAGCACCACGGCGCGCAGGCGCACGGACTTGCCCGCTCGACGGGGGGCGGACTCTACGATCTTCTCGGCACAGAGGGACCCGTCGGCCCGGTGTTCGAGCTGGCGCGTGATCGCGAGGCGCTGCCACCAGCGCAGGGTGATGCGCTGGGTCTGCTCGACCCAGAAGCAGCACCCTCGACCGTAGGAGCCGACGGCGTCCTCGGGGGGTGGGCTCATCCAGAGCGGCGGGGCCGCGTCCTCGGGGATGTTGTCGACCAGTTCGGTGAGCCAGGGGTACTCGCGGAGACGTTCGGGGTCCCAGAGCAGTTCGGGCCTGACCTCGATCGGCTCGCCCGTGGGCGGCTTTGGCATCCCGGGGAGTGCAGGTTGGAACCCTTGGCCCCCGGGGGGAGAGACGGGAAGGGGCGGGGCTGTTCCGTGTGACGATCCCGCCGGGAAAACGGCCCCGGCGAGGGCGTCGGCCCGAGCCTTCTCGATCACGACGGCTTGGCCGCTGGCGTCGCTGCACGGTCGGCACTCGACCTGCCAGTTGCTCACCTCCAGGGTGAGGTGTGGGTGGGTGGCCCTGGCCTTGATGTGGCCCACCACCCAGTCGTCGTCCTCGGTCATGATGCGACCGCACCCCTTGGCACAGGGCTGGGGCAGCCAGGTCCGCACGATGTTGCGGGCGTCCTGCACCACCCGGCCTGACCAGGTGGCCACCATGGGGTTACGCATCGGCCAGCACCAGGCAGCACGACGTCGAACTGGGGTCCAGCCAGCCAGCGTGCACGGCCTGGGTGATCGCGCGGGCGACGACGTCCCGGCGCACCATGAACAGTCCGGCCAGTTCTCCGGCCTCCCAATCCGAACGGCCCTGCGCGTCGGCCCTGGACAGTGCAGCCAGGCAGACCGAGACCCAGAGCGGGGCACGGCAGGACTCGGCCCACCGGGCCGGTGTGGAATCGAGGGTCAG